TCGCCTGTGACAGTGAAGAGCGATTGTGCAGAAACCGTGACGCTTCCGGCACTGGCTGTAAGCTCTTCGCCTGTGAGTTCTACGGGGTTCGGTTCACCCCATGGCCCACTACTCCATGCACCACGACCCCATCCTGTAATGTCGGTCATGGCCTAACTCCTTAGGCGATACGGATGATCGCTGTTGAAGCATCCGCTGTAGGGAATTGAACTGTGAAGTCACCTGTGGTCGCTGTCTTGTCTTCGCCAAAATCTAAAACCATCACAGCTTTGTCGGACTTGTCATCGTTGTAGATTAAGCATCCGCGAGCTGTCAAGCTCACGTTTGAAAAGACTTCATCCGCAAAGTCCACAAAGGCTGTGGTGCCGGATGATGTTGGCGTGACACTTGTCAGCTCTTGCCCACCACCGGTGTAGCTTGTTCCTGTCGTTGACACTTCGTTTGTTGAGGTTGGGTCAGCCGCAGGATCAGCAGGAGCCGCATAAGCTGTTGTTGCCGCACCCAGAGTTGCGCTTGATGTGAACAGCGCCAACTTGAATGTGTCGCCTGTTGTTGCTGTGAAGTCATGAGTTGCTGTCATGAGCTCCACCTTGAATGATGTACAAATAGCCTGAGAGATTGCCACGGTTAAAGCCTCTTAATGATTTCGGCCATATCCTCATGGCCTTGGTTCCTAAACAAATTATACAGGGTTGTGCGTTCTGACTGCTGACCCTTTCGGATATAATAGGCGATCAGTGTTCTGATGCTTTCCTTGAATGTTTCGGCCTGCTGACGAATCGTTGGGTGCGCGTCCTTTGAAACGCTCATGATTCGATCCACTGCCAAATCTGCCAACTCCTCTGGAGTGTGCCCCCTGCCTTCGGTTGCAACCACCTTCACTGTACCTACGCTGGTACCTGCTTGTTCTGACATCATGTGACTTGTACCACTGGTTCTCCGCTCCGGTAACTGTCGCGACGATTGCGACCTTCACCGAGAACGTATAATTGCTTGACTGCTTCTGAGTAGCGCTCTGCGTACAGGTTGATCAAATCAGCCTCACCCTTCATGAATGTATATGCCTCAAGGAGGGTGCCGTACAACAAGGCCGCTTCTGCGTTATCGCCATACCAGCTTGTGCCTGCATCCACGATTGATTCGGGCTGGTAGTAATAGTGCAATTGCACATTATAAGCTTGGTCGGGCGTTGGTCCGAGGATAAACGAAGCATCATCAAACAAGCCGTAATACACTGGCTCACCTTCAGTTGCTGTGTCGTCATACGCCTCGCGAATAAAGTTAACGTCCTTGTTCAGCAGGAACTGGTAATCGCCATTACCGTCAATGACAGCAACCGAGAACACTGCTAAGAAATCAGAAGGCGTTGCTAGAAAACGATTGGACGCAGTTGTTGTTCCTGTTACGTTTCTACGCAAGTTTGGAATCAAGACGGCACGAGCCAAGCGCTCTTCTGTCTGGCGAACAAAACGCGGAATCTGGTTGACGAAGGTTGTCTCGTCATTTTCCGTGTAGTCTTGTACCGCCTGTAGCAACTCTGAGTAGTTCATTCTGAGTCCTGATATAGGTTGTCAAAGGTTATCGAAGGGTCAGTATAACTTGAGTGCCCCTCGGCTGAATGGGCAAACTGACTCGGTCTGAAGTCAGGTGCTCCTTCCCCAGTACGCCACAATGCTGGGCTTGTTGCCCTGACCCGGTTATTTGGTAGTGCAACAATGTTGCCTTCCCAAGGTCCTTCTGTCAGATACAGCACATGTGACTGTTTATGTTGGTCGGGCGAGTCAGCAATCTCATGGTTCGTGTAATCGACCGTGAACATGTAACGCGCTTCGTAAAATTCATGATTGATCTTTGTGATCCATGGGCTCGAGCTGACCCGGTCCAGCACAACAACCGAGTGGTCGCGGGACTCACAGTCCCAAGGCTGGGCCAAATGATCTTCCATTCGCTCTGGCCATTCTTCTAACGGGATGTCCGCGACAAGAGCCTGTATTGGCATCCGAGCCCACATGGCCCCGCCATGCACATTCGGCACATCATCGTCTTCCATGTCAATCTCACAGCCGGTAAAAACTACCTGAAAGCTGAGAGATCGATCTGGGATTGTGTTAACAGCAAACGCCATCGCGTGAATAAATTCGCCGTGATAGCGTTCGTGGTTGCAAGTAAATTCCTTGCGGACCCAGCATTTAAAGCTAGGGCAATTTGATATTAGGTGCGGCATTATGCACTCCGAGTAAAGTTTTTCCCCCGTGTTGCCGCGCCTGTTCCACGAGCAACCCCACCCGTAGATTTTGCCTTAGTTGTCTTCATTGCGCCACCTCTAGCCATGCCTTTGGTAGTCTTGCCACCTTTAGCCATGCCCTTAGATTGCTTCATCGCGCCACCGGCTTTCTTCTTCATAGCAGTAGACTTCATCGATCCGCCTTTCGCCATCCTGCCCTTGCCGTCCGCCGCGAACTCCGGAACCATCTTGCCGGTCTTCGGGTCTTTCACCATTGGCATCTTGCCGCCTGCGGCCATTGCCTTGGTCTTCTTGGTCGCTCCGCCCTTGGCGTAGCCTTTGGTCTTCTTCATAATTCACCTCAAGTGACTACTGTTACATTGCCTGATTGTATGCGGAGTGCTTCGGGCGAACCGAATGGCTCCAGTGTCGTGGCATCAAATGCTGGGTATTTGAATGTCACTGACTCGGTAAAGCGATCGGGTCTTGCATCCATCAATGACTGTGGGTCAAAGATCCGATATCTGCCTAAGAAGTTTTGCGGATGATCAGGGTCAACCACATCCCGGCCAACCTTAAGGCCAGTCTTGATTCCGTTTTTGTATTCGAATACAAGATCTTTTAATGGGTAACGAAACCCTGTCTTGTCACAGAATCCGAATGCATATTTTGCTTTTGCGTACTCGCCCATTACATGCTTCCGCCATAGAAGGTGTCATGCGGTACAAAACGAATCGAAGAGGATTCGCGGTCCTCTCCAGCCGCCAATTCAAACTGAAACTCATATTCTTGTTTTAATCCTGCTACGCGCTGTGCCACCTCTGGGCGCTTCATCGCGATATAGTAAGCCATTCCCGAGACAAGGGCTGGAACAAATCTTGGGGGCACTGCGGCCGATCCAGTGATTCCGCTCTCTAGTCCGTCGATTCCTTTGAGTCTGTAGTAGGCAAGCGTGAAGTTTGAGTCATCTGGGACTGGCCAGAGGGTGACTGTTGTTTCGGTAGCAAGCCTGCGGATGAACGCCTGTGTCGGGCGGCCCTGTGTGTTCTTGCTCGATTGCTGTGAGTATGTTGAGACACTGATCCGCTCCACGTTGGTATCGATCTGATTCACGCCAGACCCTGTACGAAGTGTCATCTCGATCACATCAATGGTGTCTGATGGGAATGTGTAGACTCCGGTGCCTGATGACAGTGCGATAGTGCCCGGTTCGATAGTGAACAGGTTCAGGCCACGGTTTTGCCATTCGAGTGTTAAGATGTTCAAGCTTCTTCGGGCGGTCTTTAGGTCGTACCCTGAGCGCATCTCGAGCCCGGCACGTTCAAACGCTTCTTCAAATAGTTCTGGTAAGTCCGGTGTCACTACAGCCATTTTAAGCCCTTGTCTTTCCTTTCAATGCGATGCCATCACGCATACAACGGCCACCTGACTTTGCTCTGGTCACCTTCGCTTTTTCAGTGTTGGCCACAAACTGCTTACCCTTGGAGCCTTCCTGTTTCTTTTTTCGGGCGGTTGCCTTCCGCTCCGCCTTAGATAATCGCTGAGCTTTTGCTCGAGGTAAACAGCGGTCAGGGTTCTTTTTGTTTTCCGAGGAACCACAGGCACCTGCAATATTGCCGTTGGAATCAATCCTGACCCAGTCCTCATCAAGCCACTTCTTCAGCTCACCCATCACTTGCCCTTCCGCTTTCCGCCTTTAGACTTCTTCGCGTAATTTGGATCCTTGCAGTACTTCGATGCGGCAAGATTTGCGTATGCACTTGGATACTTATCAAATGTGCGCTTTGCCCAAGCAATCCCTTCTGGGCAGATCTTGTTGCCTTTCTTCTTGACCTTGCCGCCTTTCTTCATGCTTGTGACGCCGCTTGGGCCGTCATCGATATTCTTTGCTTTGCGGATTACTTCAAGGTCACCACGGTCTGTACCAGTTGATTGAAATCGTCCTGCTGGAGTGCATGCTTTGCGCTTCATCCTATTCCCTGTCAACTGTTTACTCATGGATGCCCTAGAGATCATTCTGATTGTACCCCGAATAATGTGTTCAATGCCGCGATACCTGATGGGGTCATCGTGTTTCCGCCGCCAACTAATTCCCCTACACCGAGATATGCAGGTGAGTACAGCGATGGAATTAGAGCTCCCGTCACTGGGTCCCGACTTGGGACTGCCATTGCTTGGGCCATTGGCTCAGAGGCAATGAATCGACCAAAGTCTCTGTAGAAATCATAAGGCGAAGTGATTGCTGGCTCGCGATACGCGAAATCATCTTCTGGAATATAAGGGTCGCCAATCGGGAAGTTTAGTATCCGCCCGCCATATGGTCCTTCGCCGAGTACCGTTGGATAGTCATCATCATCATCCGTGTATGAAGCTCCTCCACCCGTTCCAGCACCCGGTCCAGTGACTGGGCCTGTACCCGTGCCCTCTCCTGTGCCCTCTCCAGCGCCAGCTCCAGTGCCTTCGCCTCCAGCTCCGTCACCTTCGCCGCCAGTTCCCGCCTCGCCTTCGCCTGCTCCTGCGCCACCTCCGGGACCTGTACCTTCTCCTTCACCTTCGCCGCCTCCGGTAAGGTCGAAAATGTCGTCACCGCCGTCAGGTCCGATAAGTCCACCGTCATCTCCTATGAGTCCTTCGCCTGCTCCGGGGACAGGAACAATTGGCCCACCGGTCATACCTAGGGTGCCTTCGCTGAACTTAGGGCCTAGTCCGAACTTGTCCTCGGATCCCTCTTCTTCGCCCTGATCACCCTGCAATAAATACAGATACCGGTTGAATGCGTCTCTTAGCTGAGACTCTGAGACACCTGCTGTTCTTGCTCTAGAGATGTCGCTCTGTGTCAGGTACCCTCGGGTGGCCGCAATTCTCGCCAATTTATCAGGGTCAACGTCAACCGACGGCAAGTCGATCTCGGGCATTGGTGTTCCAACATCGCTCGGGGGCGATGTCACATCTGCATCACCTTGCTGTGTTGGGAATGTGACTGTGCCTTCTGGTGTGAACGACATACCGCCACCACGGCCACCGCCACCTGCCGCCGCATCACCTGCCGCTTCATCTTCTGCGGCGCCTTCTGCGTCATCTGGCTCACCACCAGTTCCACCAGCCGCTCTTGCCGCTTCTTTAGTTGCTTCTCCAACAACCTCGCGGATATCACGCCCTTCACGAATAAGTTCATTTGCACGTTTTACGATATCCTCGACTTCTTGTTCGGTCGGGTCTCGATCAAGCTGTGTTTCAAATTCTTTTTGCGCGATCGGCTGAACGCTTTCGGGCGAGGGCCCAAACATCTTCTGAAAATCTTCTATGGTGATTGAGACTACGTCAGGCTGTGGGGGTCCGTACAACGTGCCTTCGTCAAGTAGTTCGCGTGGGTCATATGTGACATCTACGTCTGGACCCTTGATTGTGAAGTTACCTGTCTCGGGGTCGTATGTTCTTTCGTACTGAGTTAGATCAACTCTTTGACCAGTAAATGGATCGCGGCCGGTAACAGCTCTCAAGAATCCAGCGGCTTTCGCATCAACCATGATGCGGCCATTCTCATCAAGAGTTACTGACCCCGGTAAAGCATCAATGTTAATACCTTGGCCTGAGGTCGAAAGCACTTCGAGTATTGTCTCGCGGTCTGTGACAGGCGCCTTGACTTCAGTTGTGTTAGGGTCAATTTCGATTTGGCCACCAACTAAAGAAGCAAGCGGACCGAAGTCAGTTGCCTGATCTAACTGCTGAAGGCGAGCAACCTCTGCATCGATCTCTGCCTGCTCTTCTGCTGATATGCCGTCTGCAGGTGTTTCGGTCGTAGGAGCTTCTCCTGCCCCAACGTCCAGTGTGCGAGGCTTATAATCATCGCGGACCACTTTGCCTGTGCCGTCTTCGACATTACCGATTAGCTTTAAGTTGTACTTACCAAGATCTTCAACGCGAACAGGAAGCGTAGTGCCATCCCCAATAGCTATCTGCACAGTGTCAAACTCTTCGCCTGTGACAGGGTCTACTTCGGTCTGAGGATTGACTGCATCACCGAAATAATAATCCCCGACACCGCCCTCTGTGTAGCCCGCCGCAAGCTCTGCCTCACCTTCTGCAAATTCTTCTTGCTGAATGCCTTGAGCTTCTTTCAGGAGATCGTTTGTTACGTTATCGATGCTGATTGTGTCATCGACAATTCCATTGATGTATCCGTTCAGCTCTTCTTCGGTCGGGTCTCTGCCTAGGATTTCGCTGTATTCGTTTTTAACGTCAACAGCAACTTGAGCCTTTTCCTCAGCAAGAGCCTGCGCGGCTTCTTCAGCCCTACGATTTTCTTCTTTTGTTGCATAGTCATCAATCGCTGTATCAATTGCGAGCTCAACATCTTCTGGGGAGGCGTAGTCTGCGGCACTGATTGCGGTCTCAACAATTGTTGTAACGTCATCAGGTGTTGCGTAGTCCGGAAGATTGTCGATCGCCGAGCCAATGATTTCACTAACTTCTTCGCTAGTTAGCGGGGTTGGCAATTTGCCAAGTTGCTCAGTAATGATCGAGGTTACGTCATCCGGCGTGGCCGAGTCCGGAAGGCTATCAAGCGCTGTATCAATGATGCTGGTAACTTCTTCATTGGTCAGCGGGGTCGGTAACCCATCAAGCTGTTCAGAAAGAATTGTTGTAATGTCTTCTGTCGTTAGCGTTGATAGCCCTGTAACAGAGTCAAGAATAATATTTGTAACGTCTGTTGCAGTCAAAGTTGACACACCGCCCAAAGAATTGCCGACAATATCTGCAATGTCTTGCGCTGATGGGGTTTCTGGCAGGTTGTCTATCACCCCGTTAATAATCAAACTAATCTCGGAAGGCGAAAGACCTGACCCAGCGAGACCGTTGTTAAGGGCGTTTTCAATAATTGTTGTTACGTCAGCGTTAGAACCTATCTCTACGGCAGTGTCTTCCCCGGCACCGGGTCTGAATACACTGTCTGCAACATCACTGTACTCAACATCTTCTCCGCCAGATGCCGCGTCTGCATAGGCACTTGCAATCTTGTTTTCTATGTCTGTGCGTAGTGCACTTTCTGCGGCAAGTATGGTCCCGCCATTATCCAGAACAGTTTTTAATGTGCTAACAAGACTGGCCATCTGCTCATCAGAAAGGCTTGTAGAGGCACGGTTCCCCGTCAGATCCTCATACATCTTTGAGACAGTTGATTCCATGGCCTGCTGAGACAACTCATTTCTTAAGGAGTCTAGGTTTTGATCGCCATCATAAGGTGAATCATCATCAACCGAATCATCAAAAGATCCCGGCCTGTAGTCATCAGAAAACTCGACATCCTCTGGGAGTGTCGTGATTTCTATTTCGTACATGCCTGTTTCGGGGTTCCAAGATGACCTGCCCATCTTGGCTGGGTCTAACTCCTGCAGGGTGAACCCTAATCTCTGGCCGATGTCTAGGTATTCTTTCGCAGTTATCTTGTCCGCGAGCATTGCGGTGTACATCTGCTGGAGCTGTGCCATATCCCGGGAGCCTGCATTTGCATTGGCTTTTGGAATGGCAAACTCAACAATGTTGCTTAGTACGCTTTCAGCGATTTCACCGTAATCGATACCGCTTTCGGCTGTTTCGGGCCTGCTTGTGGGATTAGAATAAATGACCTCAATGACATTCCCATCTGTATCAGTGGATGTGCCTTCGCCGGGGCCTCCGCCAACTGGTACTGGATCGCCATATGTCGTTGTGACGACACCATTTGGACTAGTCGTGATGGTTACGGGAACGGTGAATTCAGTTGGAATACTTGATACAGGATCTCCGGGGCTGATCCATCCATTCTCTACGGCCTCGTTGTAGGCGTCATCGCTTGGGTCGTTATCTACGCCAGAGCCACCATAGGGTGTGTCGTCTTGGTCGTCAGTTATACCGTCATTGTCGGAGTCGTAATCGTTTCCATACTCGCCGTCATTCTGGCCATCATAGGATGGGCCTGAGAAACCGGGCTCACCGGGATCGTCAAATGTGCCACTGAAGTCATCATCGTCATCATCATCATTGCTCCCGCTGTCACCGCTGGGGCCGTCAGTACCGAAGCAATATATCTTGGATAGCATTGGATCTTCTTCGGGCGCGTACCAACCACGAGCCTCGCAGAAACGACTAATCCGCATGATTCAAAACCTTCTTGTAATACACTCCGCCACGCACATAATTTAGCGCACGGCAAAATCCGTCCCAGCGGTCTAGGTTATTATCCACAAAAGATGTTGGGGTAAATGACATCTGAACCACCTTGTGGTGCCTGCACCAACGCTCCCAAGCCCGGAAGAATCTTAATGCGATTCTTGGGGACTGGTGCTCTGGCAAAATAAAAAATAACTCTTCGGATGAAACAAACTGCTGGGAGTTCCAAACAACCGGGTTCCTACCGCAAATAAAAAACCCGACAACTTCGCCTTCCTTTTCATAAACCATGAAAAGCTTTCTTTTGTTTTTTAGGCATAGGTTGGCGAAATTTGTTGCGTCTTCTATTTTGTATTCGGTGACATTCGCGAATTGACTTCCGTCATGAAAGACGCCTGCTATATAAACACAGCGATCGACATCTTCTGGTTTCGCTAGGCGGATACCCATTAGACTTTAGGCATTACGCCTGCAATGCCTTTCGGTGCATTTGCACCTTTAATACGTTGCATAATCGTTTCAACTGGCACACCTGTTGCTCGGGCGGCTTGCTCTGGTGTTACGCCTGCGGCCTGTAATTCCTTCAGTGCCCTCGGATAATTTTCACCGATACGCTCTGCATACTTCTTGACTTGCTCGTCGTTCATAACGGGCCCGCCTTTGATTTCTCTCAGTGCTTTGAAGTAACGTTCCATTAGTACCACCGTGGAGGATTTTCTTCTAAGTGTGCGGCGTCTTGCCACGTTTTTTCTGAGACCCTTGATTCGCCTTGCTTGATACCACTCATGTGGTTGTCATCCATGGCTTTACCGTTCCAGTCATGTGCGATCCTGTGTGGCTCGCCGTTAAGCCAATGCTGTATTGACATGAACACCCCGCCTTCTGGCCCAATGATTCCACCATGGGTGTCATTGGCATTGACTCGGATGCTTTTGCCGTTGCATGTGTATCGCCGGTTTTTGATTTCTTCGGGCTTTTCTCTGAATGTTTTCCATTCGCCAGAATGCGAAAAAGCTACTTGCCCGCCCACATACACCTCGTAACTATCCACGTTCGGATGCGTGTGTTCTGGGATAATAAAA